GAGACTTTCTCCGGGCAGCGCAACGCCGGGCGCCCGCTACTCTTGGATGGCGGGCTTGACTGGCGCGAGATGGGCTTCTCGCCCAAAGACATGAATTTCGGCGATGGGCTGAACGCATCGGCGCGGCTTATCGCGCTGGCCTTCGGCGTTCCGCCGCTCATCCTCGGCATCCCGGGCGACAACACTTTCGCCAACTACCAAGAGGCCAACAAGGCGTTCTATCGCCAGTCTGTGCTCCCACTGCTTGATCAATGGTGCCGGGCGATGTCGTGGTGGCTCGGCCCGGCGTTTGGCAACGACGTGTCGATTGCGCCGGATACCGACGATCTTGAGGTGTTCGCCGACGAGCGCGCCGCGCAATGGGATCGCATCGAAAAGTCGACCGTGCTGACCGTGAACGAGAAGCGCGAGAAGATGGACCTTGATCCGGTCGACGGCGGCGACGTGATCTTGGTGGCGTCGTCGCTTGTGCCGCTGGAGGTGGCCGGACAGCCGCCGGAAGACGGGCAGGACGCGGGCGACGTAGGCGGAAACACAGAAGAGGACATGGGCGAATGAGTGACGATAACCAAGAAATGACATTCTCTGAATTAAACGCTTGGGTAGCAAAAGAAGCATCAAGAATTGCTGACGAGCTTGAGATTGAGTCTGATAAAGCGATGAAAGATTTACTGTCAATAAATGACGAGCAATTGGCCGAATTGAAAAACAAGTTGCACAGAGAAGTAAGGCAGTTAGGGCAGCTTTCTTTAGCCAAAAAGCCCCCATTTTCACTCAGCAATTAATGATGTTCTGTGGCGAAGAAGCCGACGCCGAAGCGGAGTAGCCGCCGCGCCCGCCGGGTTGAGCGCCATATGCGGCTCGCCATGGTTTACGAGCGCGGCCTTGAAGGCGATGTTGCGAAGCTGCTCAACCGCATCGCCCGCGCCGCCGCGGTGCATGTGGCGGCAGGCCGAGAGGAGCAAGCGGCCAAGGTCGTCGATGCCTATGAGGCAGGCTTTCTGCGCACGTTCAATGCCCGGCTGGAAACTGCGGCCATGGCGTCCGCGCAATTGGTAATCGAGGAACTGACCGGCGAAAAGGCGTTGCCGGGCGTGTTCGAGACGAAGTTCCTCTCGCTGTTCGAGATCGCCCAGAACGCAGTGCGTGCGTGGCTGAATTCCTATGGCGCTGCAAAGGTTGTCGATATTCTGGAAACGACGCGCAGGCGCATCCGCAAGTCGCTGCTGCGCGGGCATGAGCAGAATGAGCCGCCGCGCGTGCTAGCCAAGCGAATTCGCGAGGAAACGGGAGGCGAGATTGGGCGGCGACGGGCTGTGACGATCGCGCGGACTGAGACAGGCGTTGCGGCGAGCGTCGGGGCCGATGCAGCGGCTGATGCGACCGGGCTGCAACTCGATAAGGTCTGGAACAGCACCCATGACGCCCGCGTGCGGCCCGATCACGCCAAAGTGGACGGGCAGCGCGTTCGAATGGATCATTCATTCACGGTCGGCGGTGTCGCTATGCGCTACCCGCGCGATCCCAAGGGGCCGGCAAATCAAGTGATCAATTGCAGGTGCGTGGCCATCTACAGCCCGAGGCTTCCGAGACGATGAGCCATCCCCCGCGACGGCTAGAAAATGTGATGAAAGCCATTATTCACACATTGGAATCTCCGCCAAAAGGACCGCGGCACGATATTAAAGAGCGCAATGCGAATATTGCGGATATGCGCAGATGCGGAAAATCTCTTCGGGAAATAGCCAATATATATAACATCTCCCCCGAGAATGTTCGGCAAATCGCAATAAAAGAAGAGCGTCTGCGCAATAAATTCTTCGAGAAACATAATCCTTCCCGCGTCATTGATATGGGTGGAGACAGGGATTGCGTTGTCGAATGGACGCCTGAAATGCAGGCAAAGGAATTTGACCTTCTTCGAGGCGAGCCATGAAAGAGCTTAAGCGCATCCCCATTGAATTTGACGCCAAGGCGGTCAAAGACGATGGGACGTTTGCGGGCTACGCCTCGACGTTCGGCAATGTCGACCAGGGCTATGACGTCGTCATGCCTGGCGCATTCACGAAATCTCTCAGCGAGCGCCCGGCGTCCAAGATCAAGATGCTGAGAGACCACGACAAGAAGAGCGTCATCGGCGTCTGGAGAGAGGCGAAGCAAGATAGCAAAGGGCTCGCGGTAGCGGGGTTGCTAGATTTGAATGTGCAGCTTGCCCGCGAAACCCACTCTCTGATGAAGATGGGGGCGCTCGACGCTCTCTCTATCGGCTATCAAACGCTGGAAAGCGAATATACGCAGGCCGGAGTGCGCCAACTCAAGGAAGTTGGTCTTTATGAGGTTTCAGTCGTTACCTTCCCGATGAACGATC